CCCCCAGCCAAGTAAAAATCGGTCTGAGGGGTTGAGGGTTAGGCTCGCAACGACATGGAACGCGCCTAGAAAGTAGTAGCCCGTTTCAGCTCCCCAGTGGGCTATTCTGGGTCAAAAGGTTAAGGAGTCCTTGGCCTGATCTGTATTGCCACAGTAGATCACACTGATCGGAAGGGAATATGAAACCCTCGGCTAGTAAATTATAACCTGATAAATAACAAACGCAGCTAAAAAAGCGGTCATTACTGCAAAATGTAATCTATAAACTACCATCGGCTCGGTTATCCACTCTCTAAACCTGCTGGCCCTAGCCTCAATATAAGACTGCCTGATAGCTTTGTCGGCATACTTGTTAGCCTCATTGATTAGCGTTTTAACGTCCATCAGTGGCTCCCTAGAAGTAATCTGTCTAAGTGATTAAGGTCTTGGAAAGAATCCATTACAAGCTCTTCCATGCTCGGCTCAAGATACAGGTATATTTGTTCGCGTATCTCTTCCAAGAAGTCAGGGCTATCCAGTATCGCCTCAAAGTCATCAAGGGCCTCAGAAAGATAAGCATCGTTATCCACTTCCTTGGCATTTCTCTCCGCAGCATCGCGGAACATAGCAGCAGCCATCCTAGATGTAGCATCCTCGCTGTAGATAGCCTCTAGGGCCAGCAGACGCTTATCGCTAACTGTGTGCGGGAATACGTCATCCATCCATGTAGGGTGAGTGATTAACCAAAGAGCTATAAGTCCGTCTTTGGTTGCATCTGGTAGTTCCTGATAGCTACCCTCCCATAGTGGGGTTTCATCGCGTATCAGACCTACAGCATCATTCAGCACTTTATAAGACATTAGCACACCCCCAGATTAACGCAGTCGCTGTATTCCATATTACCGACAATACTTAGTAAAATTAAAAGGGCCATAGATGCCACAAAGAAGATTCTGGCTTCTGCAATATCCTCGCGCTTGTTCTCGCGGGCTTTGATATCTTTTAAACAACATTCATTAATTTTCATATTATTCTCCTTAGTTGCCCCCCGTAGGGGGCGGTTTGATTATTAAGCCCAGCTAGGTTCATGGTTAACAATGTAGAGCATTTCTTTTTTTTCACCTTTTTCAGGGTGACCAGTCATTTCAAACTCTTGCAATCCGCTATCATTTGATTCGAGCAGACTGCCTATTGTTCCTTCTGCGCTTTTTCGCTCCCAGCCGCTTTCGGTAAGCATTTCAATTAGGTCATCCATCCAGAAATAATCGCCCCAGTCAAAATCTGATTCACATTCGATAAAGTCATGAAACACTGCAAGAGCCGCTGTTTGATTAGAAGTTAATTTAGTCATTTGTTTAATACCTTTGTTTTTTGATTGAGGTGTAACTATGCGCCTAGTTTACGTAAATGTAAACCCCTAAATGAAAAAAACCTAAATTAATATTCGCCTATCCTATATTCCTCTTCTTTAACCTGCTCCTTCAGTTCACGGGCAAACTGGATAACTTGCTCTCGGTTAAACTTAGGTGATGCCCTCCACGCCAGACGCTCCATAGCTTTAACTCTGCGCTCCCCATAGGTATTTGCCATATACTGCCTATAGCGTAGTACATAGTGAGCCTGCTTCATTCCCCACAGGTTGCAGCTAGGGCATTGGGGGTGGATGTTTTCCTCAAATAGCTTAAAGACAGTTCTGCCTCTGGGTATGAAATGGCCGCCCTGCATGTCCTTGTAGTGGTCTATCTTGCCGCAAGTAACGCACTGGCAGTATCCGTTATCATCGCTTGCCTTTAGCCTTACAAGACGCTGTAGGAGCTTTGCGGCCTTATCTACCTCTTGAGCTACAGTGGTCTTTTTACGCTTCGGCATCTACTATATCCAAATATTTGTCGGTTAAGTCATAGCCAGACGCTTGCAGGAATGACTGTATATGCTCCAGCATCTCAGGAAGCGTGAGGTTGTGGCTTTGAACTGTATACTCTATGAGTACAGGGTGGTTTACAAATGGCGACTTATAAGGGTAATTTATAAACTTGTAAGCTGGCTCAGTCATCTTTGATTTCTCGCTCGATCAGGAAGTCAACGTAGTGCTTAATCTTTCTGAGAGACTCTACCCCGCCTTTATCCCTCCAGCGAGTAATGTACTTCACAACATTGCCCTCACAAAAATCCAAATCATTCGCCATGATGTATTCTATAGGCTGAATAGCTTTGTTCTTGTAGTGGTCGCCACCTACTTGATTTTCTAGTGCTTTCATTCGTAGTCCTCTTCTTCAAATATCTCAATTTCACAAGGCATCCCAATGTTGCAATGAGGGCAAATCCCGTAAGCATTGCCATCGCTGCCAATCCAATACTCAAGACTGTTACCACACTTACAGAAAGACTTAGCAGCAGTGACTCCATTCGTAGGGAAATTAATAACATTGCTCATTAGCCTACCTTAATTTTGACGCGGGAATCTTCTCCACTGTCTTTGTGATAAACCACAGCAGTCATTGAACGCTCTGCTCCATAACCAGAATCTGAGTGCCATTGATCGGTGGCGGTAAGGCTGCCCCAATGCTCGAAGTGCATAGAACCTACTTCCCTAGCGGTATGGTGGTGGATATGCCCTAAATGGCAGTACCTGTTTTTGCTCTGACTCCACTCATTATCCAGATTCTTAATCACAGCCTGTAGTATCTGCTCATGCTTAATTCTGTCACCATGATGGAATACAAATAGATTGTTGTGCCACTGATAGTGTATAAATTTAGAGTAATTAGGCACGACATCAACTCGCGGTTCTTGATCGTATAGAAGCTCTAAACAGCTAGATAAGTGACAGGCCATATCGTGATCGTGATTGCCACGCACATTAATAACCACAACTTTTTTGTGGGTTTCAAGCATTTTTGTAATTAAAAACCTAAACAGCCTGCCAGCAAGTTTAAAAGTTCTCGAAATTCTCGAATCCACATCAACAGGGGTTCCTTTCGTAGTAGTGTTAAAGCTGGAATCGGCATGGAAAAAATCGCCTACATTTAAAAGAACTCCAACCTCAGCATTGCCAACCCTATTTGCCAGCCTGTTTGTGGATTCTACTAATATTTGACTTGCTATCTTTATATCCCAGTCGTCAGAATCCATCTTGGTCTCTGAGTCTGCAAGCATTCCAAAGTGGTGATCGCCTATCATATACATAGCAAGATAGTCAGAGTTTACAGATTTAGGTTCTTTTGTGGGTTTCATAAACCCTTTGAGATCATCGGTCATGCCTTCCATCATGGCATCGATCTTGGCTCTAATATCGCGTTTCTGAGGCTCTTGTATTACCCATTGGAGGGCAACTGATCCATCATCTTTATATGCTGTAGATATTCTCTTGGCCTCAAAGCCTTCTGCGGTCTGGTGGACTAAATCCCTGTGCGGGGCTACGCCCTGACTTGATGCTATCCCCTCTAACCTACGAAGCATCTTATCTATATTGCGCCGAGAGCTTCCGATTTTTTTGCTTGCTTTGTTAGCCGAACCAGTTTCAATCACTGCATCTAGTATTTGATGATGCCTTTCAGTGGTTGCAAATTCCTTTAGTACCCGTGGATCGATCTTATTCACTATGCCTCCTGCTGGGCTTGTAGTTCGGCATACTCGCTGTCTGCGGGTATTGATAACCGAATGCCCTGCTTGGTAGCCCAATGATAGACGTTATCAAGATAGTGTACAAATTCACCTTTAGTGAGCTTGCTGGTGCTTTTTACTTGTTCAGGGATTTGCTGGTTACCTATAGAGTAACTAGCGGTGCCAAGAAACCGCTTCTTTAACCATAATTTCCAAACCTCGGCAGGCTCTTCGTGATCAATCTTGTGGCCCTTGTCTGCCATTGCGTTGGCTATCTCTCTGTACCAGATATGGGACATAGCATTCTGGCTTAGGCTTCTAGGGTTCTGGTAAGTTTCTAATTTAACAGCTAGAGGTGTTGAGTAATCCCAGTCCTCCATACGCTTGACAATAAACGGCAGCCTTTTATCTAGCTCCTGTTTGCTGCTTA